TAAAACAAAAAAATATTGGTACTTTAGCAAAAGTTGCCAAATTAACTCCTAGGTTATTAGGAATGCCTACCGTGAAAGATGTTCAAGCTATGTTGAAAATGACTTTATCGGGAGCATGGAAAGGAATAAAATCTCCTGTTAAAGTATGGGATGGCTCAAAGTGGCTTACTGCCACTATAAAACCAGGGACAGAAAATGTGTGGGTGGTAGGTAATAAAACATTACCACAACTTGGATTAAAATTGCCTGCAGAGGAAATAGCAAAAAGAGTGGCTCTTCAACAAGTAATACAAAATGCTAATTTAATTTTAAATGAACTTCAGGATGCAAAAGTTCAAGAACAAGTAGAGATAGATGAAACTGAGTATAATAAAAATATTGTACAAGAGGCTTTAAATCCACAATTTACAGATCAAATACAATTTTTTTATAAAGATGCTTTAAGAACTAAATTAGCGGATCCTGAGATTTTATTAGGAGAAGGAGAAGATCCTATAGATTTACAGAATCTTCCTTTTGATCCAGATGAAACTCCAGATTGGGTAATTAAATACGCTAAACAATTAGCTGATAGCTATATAGAAAAAAATAACTTAAAAAAAAGCACTATTGGTGATACGCTATTCTACGATATGTTAAATAAAGATGAACAACCAGTAGATATAATTGAAGATGTTGAACCAACTAAAATGGCCGTGGGCGGTGATCCAGGAGCATTGAGTGATCCACTCAGATTAGGGGATGATGAAACGGTTAATATTGATGAATATATTCAAACTGGTCCTTACGAATCAATTGAAGATTTAGATATGTTTGAGGAAGCTAATTTAAAACCTCAAAAAGAATCTATCTTTGATGATGATGCAAGTTTTGAAGTAGCACAAGCGAGTATATTTGGTAAAGCACCAGGATGGGCAATAGCAGGAGTAGATAAAGTAGATGATCTTATTAGAGGATCAGGAAAAGTTGCTCAACGTATTGCTCAAGGAGACGCTTTAGCAGATGAAGTTGTGAGTGCAGGGGAAAAAATAAATCGTTTTTACTCTGGCCTTGAAGCACGGCTTATTGATCCTAATACGCCTAAAGTATTTAATGGACCAGAAGATTTATATAACTGGCTTCAATCAAAAGGAATTACTAAATTTGAGGTAGAAGATTATCAAATACCACAACTTTTAGAAACATTTAATAAAACAGGACAACCTATTACAAAAGAAGCTTTATTAGCGAGAATTAAAGAAGCTCCTATTAGAAATTTAGAGACAACAGTTAGAGGATTTAGATCAGAAGTAGAAAATGTGGATGGCGTATTTAAAAACGGAAAGTTCGCAGACCAATATGTAGAAAAGGGATATATTCCTGAAACGTATCGTGAAAATATAATATATTTAGATCCAGAAAAAATTCCAGGAGATATTGCTAAATATATACATAGTACTCATGGGTTTTTTCCTGACGATCAAGTAAGATACGTGGTCGGTTGGTCGAGGGGCACGGACCGTTATGCAATAATATCTGGCACAAGTAAACAGTTATCAAGTGCTACACCAACAAAATTAATTGAGTTAGAAAAAAAAGCTCAAAGATTAGAAAAAATTTCACTTAAAACTCCACAAGAATTAGTAGAGCAATCCAATGGTAGAATTACTGTGGAACAAGCTCAAAAAAATATTGAGACCGCTAAAAAACAATTAAATAAAACAAAAGACGATATTAAAAATTTTGGCGTTGAAACTGATTTTGTAGCAATACCAGATAAAACAGTACGTGTAACATTTGCTGATGAAATACAATCAGATATTATGCAGACATACAGAAAAACTTTAGAAAAAGTAAAAGAAGATTATCAAAAGCTTATTGATAAAGGAATTGATGTAAGAGATACAAGTAGAGTAAGACAAGAATCTTACAACATGAGTACAGATCAAGATGTTTTAGCCTTTTATGCTAAACATAAAAATATAATGAGACCAATTTTCAGAACTGTTGAAGATTTTCAAGCATATATTGATGAAATGAGAAAATCACAAAAAGTATTTAAAGATTTTGCTCAAATAAGACCAGGTATGATGACTTCCGAAGCTTTAGCAGGGGTTAAACAAGCAGGAAAACAAAGGGATAAAGTTCTAAATGTATTTGAAGAAGCTTTTACTAACCCTGAAACAATGAAAAAATTATTTCCTAATATGCCTTTTAAAGACAGAAAAGCATGGGGGGATGTCATTGTTAAAAATGATTTACACATGGCAGCCAAAAGAAAATATATTGATAAAGATCCTAATGCTTCTGACTGGTATGTAATTTCTCCTGGTGACTTAGTTACAACTAGATATGGACAAACAGGATCAACTTCTACGCCTCTAGCTCAAAGAACTAAAGATATGAAAGGAATTGGCCAACATGAATTTTATGGTGGTCCAAATATGACAGATCCCGATGGAAAACATTATACTGGAGTATTAGAAGCTATTTTAAGAAGAGCGGCAAAAGTAAACAACACGGAATTTAAAATTGTTAAAGTTCAAGTAGGACAGCCTACATCTACAAAAAGATTAGTACAAATAATTGATGCGGGAGGAGACGTTGTAAAAGAATTTAAAATGGCAAAAAGTTCGAGAAGTAGTGATTTCCCTGATGTAATGAAAAAAGCAGAAGACTATATTAACGAGTCTGGTGTGGAAGGGTTAACGGCTAGACCAATAGAGTTACCTTCAGGCTTTAAAACTGTGGATGCTTATGCTATAAAGCTTTCACCCGAAATGGTAATGCCAACAAAAACACATATGGCTTCTGGAGGATATGTGCGTAATAGCCCTCTTGTTACCATGGATGAAATGATAGGAGCAGCATAATGGTTGTAGAAAAGCCAGCAAATTACGACGAACCACAGACAGTTAATGATGAATTAATGATACCACCATTGGTGGGACAAGAAGTGGAATTGAAACCAGGTACAGATGAAGAAATAAATATTGAAATGACAGATGATGGCGGAGCCATTATTGGTGAACAAGAAAAAATTATTGAAGAAGGTTTTGATGCTAATTTAGCAGAAATAATAGATGATAATGAACTAGGAATTATTGCTAGTGATTTAAAAGGATCTTATGAAGAAGACAAAACTTCAAGACGTGAATGGTCAGATACTTATACTAAAGGTTTAGAGTTATTAGGTCTAAAATATCAAGAAAGAACCATGCCGTTCGCTGGAGCCAGTGGTGTCACTCATCCATTATTAGCTGAATCAGTTACTCAATTTCAAGCCCAAGCATATAAAGAATTATTACCCGCGTCTGGACCTGTAAGAACACAAATTATCGGTTCAATCACTAAACAAAAAGAAGATCAAGCACAACGTGTAAGTGATTTTATGAATTATCAAATTATGCATGTTATGGAAGAATATGATCCTGAACTAGATCAAATGTTATTTTATTTACCACTTGCTGGGTCAACATTTAAAAAAGTTTATTATGAAGGAACTTTAGGAAGAGCAGTATCAAAATTTGTTACAGCTGATGATTTAGTAGTTCCTTATTCAGCCACAGATTTAGAAGAAGCACAACGTGTAACTCATGTAATTAAAAAATCATCTAATGAAGTTAGAAAATTACAAGTATCTGGCTTCTACAGAGATGTAGATTTACAAGAATATCATGAGGAAGACAGAATAAGAGAAAAAGAAAGAAAAATTTCTGGTGTTGAAAAAGTAGGATATAGCACAGATGAATATACTTTATTAGAGATTCATGTTAATTTAGATCTTCCTGGTTTTGAAGATCCTGATGGTATTAAACTTCCCTATATTGTAACTATTGATGAAGGTTCTGGAAATGTTTTATCAATTTATAGAAACTACAAAGAAGGTGATACTTTATTTAAAAAACAACAATATTTTGTACATTATAAATTTATGCCTGGTCTTGGCTTTTATGGTCTTGGTCTTATCCACATGCTCGGGGGTCTCTCAAGAACAGCAACGGCTGCCCTTAGACAACTTATCGATGCAGGTACGTTGTCCAATCTCCCTGCAGGTTTCAAGGCTCGTGGACTGCGAATTAGAGATGATGACAATCCACTCCAACCTGGAGAATTCAGGGATGTAGATGCACCAGGTGGTGATTTAAGACAAGGATTATTACCTTTACCTTATAAAGGAGCTGATCCAACTTTATTTCAATTATTAGGGTTTTGTGTTCAAGCAGGAAAAGAATTTGCTACTGTAGCTGATCAAAAAGTAGGTGAAGCGGCTGGAGCAGGAGCTCCTGTTGGCACAACCATGGCTTTTATGGAAAGAGGCATGCGTGTTATGTCCGCAATTCACAAAAGAATTCATTATGCTCAAAGAATAGAATTTAAATTATTAGCCAAAATATTTGCTGAGTCTTTACCTCCAGTTTATCCTTACGAAGTTCAAGGAGATTTACAATCTTTAAAAGCTACTGATTTTGATGAAAGAATAGATATTATACCCGTTTCTGATCCAACTATTTTCTCTATGTCACAACGTGTTACGTTGGCACAGACTCAGTTACAATTAGCAGAAGCTGCCCCTCAAATGCATAATATGTATGAAGCTTATCATCGTATGTATGCTGCGATGGGAGTTCAAAATATTGATTCTATTTTACCTGTTCCTAAAGGACCTCAACCTCAAGATCCTGGAATGGAAAATGCTTTATCTTTAACAGGTCAAACTTTAACTGCTTTTAGAAATCAGAATCAACTTGCTCATATAGATGCGCACCGTGCTTTTTATTCTAGCTTTTTAGTTAAAAATAATCCTCAAGTAATGACTATTTTACAATCTCATATGATGGAGCACGTATCTTTACAAGCAAGAGAAGAGGTAGAACAAGAAATGAAAAAAGAATTTGAAGAACTACAAGCAAGAGCTGGTGGTGAACTTCCTCCAGAACAGCAACAAGAAATGCAAGAATTATTAGAATCTAAAATTGCTGAGAGAATTGTGGAAATGACAGAAAAAATGGTAACGGAAGAACAAGAAGCTATGCAACAAGAAGGTGAAGATCCTTTAATTAATTTAAAACAACAAGAAATTAATTTAAAAGCACAAGATATTCAAAGAAAATCAGAATATGATGAGGCTAGAGTAGGGTTGGATAAGGCTAGATTAGATCAAACTGCTGAAATTGCCGAGGCTAAAATGGATTCTCAAGAAGATATTGCTCAATTAAGAGCTAATGTTAATTTAACAAAGCAAAAAGAAATAGAACAAAGCAAAAAAAGTCCAAGAACGGTGGATGTCAACAAAAATATTCGTTTTGATAACTAATCTTGGGCTTGTAAAAGTGGATGCTAAGTCTAATGTAGAGATTATGACTATAGCAGAAGAAAAATTACATAGATGGTTTGAAGAACTAATGGTAATGGCAGAAAAAACTTCCAAATGTGATGAAGATAATATACTCTTAGCTGGTGCTTTCATGAGTGCAGCTAGAGTTTTATATTTTAATCATATGAACCCTGATGAAGCTAAGCATGTCATGGAGCAAAACACGTTTGATTTTATTGATTTAATAAAACCAACAATACATTAGAGGAGAGAAAAAATGGCAACACCTAAATATATAAATGGATCGAAATATCCTAATGCTAAGATGAGTGTATCCAATGATCTAAATCCTTATGCAGGTCCTACTGTAAATAAAGCTTATGCTCCTTCAACAGCCGCTTTAAGAGTTCAAGGTCCTTCAAAAGTAGATAATTTAGGTAGTGGACCAAAAGGACAACGTAGTAAAATGCAAATAAAAAA